ATATACCTACTATTCTTGATGTTGAAGGTAGGAAAGAGTGGAAGAGATTATATTTAACACTAATTAATACAGGTGTTTTAACTGTGGCTGATAGACAAGTTTTTATGGCGTATTGTATTGCGTACCAGAACTTAATAAAATCTGAAAAAGCTCTAAAATCTTCTGGTGGTATTGTATTTAAAACGCCAAATGGAGCGTTACAGCAATCGCCATATGTAACTATGGTTAAAAGTTGGGCTTTGACTTTGACCAAGATCGCCAGTGAGCTTGGTATTACTCCTTCGGCTAGGTCTAGGGTACTTTCTAGTAATAGTTCATTTGATGATGAAGATGAAGATTTTTTGTTTGGCGATATTAGGCAAAAGGGAAAGCGATGCAAAAAGTAAAGATTACTGATGAAAATGGGAAATATTATTTTGACAAAAAATCTGCTAATAGAATATTACAATTTTTTGATAAATATATTGTGCATGTAAAAGGTAAGTGGGCTGGGAAAAAATTCAAGCTTGAAAATTGGCAAAAGGAAATTTTAACTGATATTTTTGGATGGAAAAAGAAAAGTGATGGCACACGACGATTTAGGAAAGTTTATCTTGAAATTCCCAAAAAGAATGGAAAATCTGCATTAGCTAGCGGTGTTGGCTTATATTTAACTGTGGCTGATAGTGAAATAGGAGCTGAGGTTTATTCAGCTGCGACAGATAAGGACCAAGCTAAAATTGTTTTTGATACAGCAAAGAGAATGCTTTCTTATAATAAAAAATTGAAAAAATTCGCTCGTCCAGTGGGTAGTAGAATTGTGGTTGATAAAACTGGATCATATTATCAGGTTCTAAGTCGTGAAGTTGCTAGTAAGCATGGATATAATTCACATGGCATTATTTTTGATGAATTACATGCACAAAAGACAAGAGAATTATGGGACGTATTAACTGTTGGGAGTTCTGTAACTAGAAAGCAACCATTATTGTTTACAATTACTACTGCGGGGTGGGATAAAACGTCAATTTGTTATGAACAGCATGATTATGCAATGAAAATTATTAATGGCACGATAAAAAATGATTCGTTTTATGCTGTTATTTATTCAGCTGATCCTGAGGATGATTGGACGAAAGAGAAGACTTGGTATAAAGCCAATCCTAATTTAGGTGTAAGTATTAGTATTGAGGAATTTAAGTCATTGTGTGAAGAGGCACAACAAAAGCCAGCATTGGAAAATCTTTTTAAGAGGTTGCATCTTAATATTTGGACTAGTCAGTCTTCAAGGTGGATTAGAATGTCAGATTGGGATAAATGTAATAGAAAATATGATGTGAACAAATTAAGAAATAGGCTTTGTTATGTGGGTATGGATCTTTCATCTACAATTGATTTAGCATGTACTTTGTTTGCTTTTCCTTTTGATGATGATAACGTGGTTTTACTTCCTTATTTTTTTATGCCTAATGATAGTTTACCTGATAGAGTTAAAAGGGATAAAGTACCTTATGATGTTTGGGCTAGGCAGGGGTACATATACTTAACTAGTGGTAGCATTATAGATTATAGAGAAATTCGCAGTAAGATTCTAGCTAGTAGGAATATTCTTAAGTATAATATACAGGAAATAGCGTATGATCCGTGGAACGCTACAGAAATTGTAAATAACTTGACTGATGATGGATTCAAGATGATTCCAATGCGGCAGGGATTCCAAACAATGTCTCCTCCTACTAAAGAATTTGAAAGACGTATTCTTGCTGGTAAGATATTACATAATAATAATCCAGTGTTGCGATGGATGGTTGATAACACGCAAGCTATTTTTGATTCTAATAAAAATATTAGACTTGATAAAAGTAAGAGTACTGGTAGAATTGATGGAGTTATTGCTTCTATAATGGCTCTTGATAGAATCGTACGGACCAAATCTCAGGAAAGCGTATACAAAAATAGAGGAATTAGAACAATATGAATATACGAAAATTTTTTAGAGCAGCTATTAGATCATTGTTTGGTGAATATGAAGATTTGAGTTCGCCTATTTATTATTTTGGTGGAAGTAGTGAATCAGGTATAACGGTTACTAATGATACGGCTATGAATTTGAGCTCTGTATGGGCTTGTACGCAAATTTTGAGTCAAACGATTGCTTCTTTACCGCTTGTTCTTTATAAGAAAGTAAAAGGCGGTAAATCAATAGCTGAAGATCATCTATTACATAACGTGTTACATTTCTTACCAAATAATGAGATGACTTCATATGAATTTGTTCAGCTTATTCTTGTTAATTTATGCCAATGGGGTAATTTTTATGCTGAGATACAACGCAATAATGCTGGTGAGGTTATTGCTTTATGGCCGTTACCACCAAATAAAGTGACAGTGGTAAGGAATAAAAAAGATCGAAAGATATATTATATGGTTAAGATAAATAATGTAGAAAGGACGGCATTGAGTATTGGTCAAGTATTTCACGTTAAAGGTCTTTCATCTGATGGGTTAGTAGGTTTGAGTCCTGTGGTGGCTGGTGCTGAGGCCATAGGTTTGGGATTGGCATCTCAGTCCTCAGCTAGTAAATTTTATTCGAACGGGTCTGTTCCATCTGGCGTTTTGAAACATCCAGGGCAATTAAGTGATGATGCATATAAACGAATAGTAAATTCGTGGGAGAATATTCATAAAGGGCTTCAAAATAAACATAGGGTAGCTTTGTTAGAAGAAAATATGGATTTTACTCCTATTACAATTTCGCCTGAACAGGCGCAGCTTTTGGGATCAAGAAAATTCTCAATAGAAGAGATTGCTAGATACTATAGGATGCCTTTACATAAATTACAGAATCTTGATCGTGCAACGAATAATAATATTGAACAGCAATCTATTGATTTTTTGACTGATACAATTCTTCCCTGGTTAGTGAATATTGAAAGAGTTATTTCGTGGAAATTAATTTTTGAAGATGAGAGAAATGTTTTGTATCCTAAATTCATCGTTGATGGTTTACTTCGTGGGGATACTGTTAGTAGATATTCGGCGTATGGTATGGCCCTTGATAAGGGTTGGATGAGTATTGATGAAGTACGAGAGAAAGAAAATATGAATGCTTTACCTGATGGATTAGGTAAGAGTTATAGAGTGCCGCTTAATACGGTGGAAATTGGTAGAAGTCCTAATGATCAGAGTAAATTTATTGGCAAAAAGGCATTACAGGAGAATAAAAATGGAAATTAGGAGAGCAATAAAAGTACATCATACTGATATATCTGATAAATCGTGGGACGCTGGGAAAAATAAAAAGAATTTAAAATTAGACCAAGATGCTAAATATTATATGCAGGCCTTTGCTTGGCGTGATGAAAAAGGTGATGAAAGCAGTAAAAATACTTATAAATTTATACATCATGAGGTATCTAGTAATGGTAATATTGGAGCGGCTAACGTGAATGCGTGCGTAAATGGTATTGCGATATTGAATGGTGCTAGGGGTGGAACGAAAATTCCAAAGAAAGATTATCAGGGTGTATATAACCATTTGGCTGCTCATTTGAAAGATGCAGACAGAGAACCTGCAAAATTACAAAGAGATGATGAAGTAGATATAGAAAGACGATGTTATAATACAGAATTTAGGATTTCTAAAGATAATAAATCTGCTGAGGGATATGTTGCTGTATTTAATGAGTTAAGTAATAAAATTGATTATTTTAGAGAAAAGATAAGATCAGGTGCTTTTACTAAGACAATTCAAGAGGCTGACATACGGGCATTGTTTAATCACAATGTAAACTATGTGTTAGGGCGTAATAAGGCTGGAACGTTGGAGTTGTCTGAAGATAGTAAAGGTCTATATAGTAGAATTAGTTTCCCTAATACGTCATATGCTAATGATTTGCGTATTTCTATTGAAAGAGGAGACATTAATCATATGTCATTTGGATTTAAGGTTATCAAGGAAGATTGGTCGCTTGATGATGAGCATGGAGCTATTAGAGAATTACAAGAAGTAAAACTGTTTGATATTTCAATAGTTACTTTCCCTGCTTACCCTCAAACAAGTGTTTCTCTCCGCTCATATTTTCCTATTTTGTCTAGCGATCCTGATGCTCTATTTGTTGCGTTGAAAAAGATGGAAATGAGAAAGAAATTAAGCAATAAAGAGTTGCAAATTATAAATGAATATATATCTAATTTGAAAGGTGAGTATTCTAATAAAAATGATTCAGAGCCGTTTGAAAAACACTCAGATCCTGAGCCGTTTTCTATACACTCTGAATTGAAAAAATTAGAATTACTTGAACTTGAGATAGGACTATAAAAGGAGGATGCAAATGCTTGAGGAAATACTTAAACTTAAACGAGATGCAAAAAAACTTATAGTGGATTGCAGATCTATGCTTGATAAAGCTAATAAGGAAAAGAGAAATCTTTCTAATGAAGAGCAATCTACTTATGATAAGATGTTTAAAGATGCTATGGATATGAAGGCTAATGCTCAGAGAATGGAAATGCTTCTTAATGCTGAAAAGCAATTGAAGGATTTCGATAAGCCTGAGGAGAGGAAAGTTAAACCTAATGGTGTTGGAGAAGAAAAAAGATTGATGGCCTTCACGGAGAGTAAGGAGTACCGTAACGCCTTTATTAAATATCTGAGAACTGGAAATGATAAAGAATTGAGAGCGTTACAAGTGGATCTTCCGTCAAAAGGTGGATATTTCGTTCCACAAAAGATGGTTGATGGAATAATTGAAGGTCTTGATAATGCTGTTTATATGAGGCAGTTAGCGACTGTTGATAGAGTCACTACCTCTGATAGTCTTGGGAAAGTCAAATGGGAGTCGGATCTGGATGACCTGTCTTGGAATGGTGAAATAAATGAGGCTTCTGAAGATACTTCTTCACCTTTAGGGAAAAGAGAGATGAAACCTCATAGACTTCCTAAATTAATTAAGCTTTCTAAAGACTTAATCAGGCTTGTTCCTGATATTGAATCGTTGGTACAGAGAAAATTCGCTCAGAAGTATGCGGTTACTGAAGAGAATGCGTTTCTTAATGGAAATGGTGTAGGTCAGCCGCTTGGCGTTTTTACGGCAAGTGATTCTGGTATTTCTACTTCTAGAGACGTATCTGAAGATAACAATGCAACTTCTCCAACTTTTGACGGTTTAACTAATGCGAAGTATAAGTTAAAAGCTGGGTATAGAAGGAATGCCAGATGGTTGTTTCATAGAGATTGTTTAAAGTTGATAGAGAAAATCTCTGATGGACAAGGTCAAAGAATATGGCAACCTTCGGTACAGGTTGGACAGCCTGATATACTTCTTGGCGTTCCAATATATGAAAGTGAGTACGTACCAAATACGTTTACCTCTGGTCAGTATGTTGGGTTGATTGGCGATTTTAAATACTATTGGATCGTCGATACCCTTGACTTTTCAATGCAGACTCTGTATGAAAAATATGCTCTTACTAATCAAGTAGGGTATATATTTACTAAATATACTGACGGGCAGCCTGTACTTGAAGAGGCTTTCGCCAGAGTGAAATTAGGTTAAGGAAGATAGGAGGAAAATATTATGATAAAGTCTTTGCTTAAAAATTGTAAGTTTGAAAGGCTTAAAGCTTCTCAGAGTGCTGGGACCACGGTGGTTACTTCTGATGTGTTGGACATGGCTGGTTTTGAGTCTGTCTTAATTAAAGTTATTCTTGGTACGGTAACTGAAGGTGGTTCTTGTACTGTGAAAGTACAGGGTTGTGATACTTCGGGTGGTACATATGTCGATCTTGAAGGAACATCAATTCAGAATACTGGTTCTTCAGATTCTGATAATTATATGCTGGTCGAGATAATAAACTCTAAGTATAGATATCTTAAGGTTGTTGCAACGAGAGCTGATGCTAATGTTGAGATCGATAGTATTGATGCGATACAATTCGGAGCGAAAGCTTTGCCTGTTTCGCAGGGTTCTGATGTAGATGTAAGCGAACAGCATGCAACTCCTGATGAAGGTACCGCTTAAGTAAGTTATTATTGTTTGCGCTCCGTTGGTTTCGACTGATGGAGCGCATACTTTAAGGAGGATATATGAAAATTAAAATTTTTAGGCTTCTTGGCTCGTTTCTTTTGCTTTTGGTGTTTTCTTTGTCATCTAAAGCGGAAAGAAATACCAAGATATATATGGGTTTGGGAGGGTCTCATATGTATTTTACTTCAGGATCTTCCCTAACAGTGCAGTCGGGAGCATCTTTAATCTTGCCTGCAGATTCTATTGGAGTAGACGATATATCTGCTGGCTCTTTGGATAATGATGTTATTGTTTCCTCTGTGTCTGTTGGTGCGATTTATCCTGCATCTTTGCAAGTAGGAACTTATTCTAACATTATAGGAGTGGGAACGCTTTCCAGTCTATCTGTGACGCTTGGGAATTTAGTGGCTAATATGGATTGGTCTGTGGTAGAATCTTCCACGGAAATTATACCTACTTCTAGTTTTTTAGTTATAAATGGAACGGGGACGATAACTTTATCTTCAACGCCTAACATCTCAACAGATACTTTCTCGAATGGAGATTATCTTATTTTGATGGGTGGATCAAATGCGGTTATATTTCAAGATAATGATACGTTGTCTGGGTCTCTTTTAGAGTTGGGTGATACTTCTAGGTCTTTAGGTGATGGTGATATTATTGGACTGATTCTTTATAATTCAAAGTGGTATGAATTATTTTATAATAATAATTAATAGGAGGCTATAATGTTAGTCAAAATGAAAACAGTTTACCATAATGCTCAGCGTTATGTAGCGATGAATGCGGTAGTTGATTTGCCTGAAAAAGAGGCTAAAGATCTTATTGCTGGTGGATATGCTGAAGAAGTAAAAGGAAATAAAAAGTTTGGAGCAAAAAAGGAAAATAAATCTGAAGAGACTAAAAAGGGAAAAGGAAAAGACAAGAAAGAGGATAAATAGAGAAAAAGATGAATACGACAATAATTAGTGCTCCTGCTATTGAGCCAGTAACTTTAAGTGAACAGAAGGCACATATGCGAATATCTGTGCCTGATGAAGATTCACTTATACAATCTTTAATTGTGGCGTCTAGAATTATAATAGAGAAATTTACTGGTGTTAGAATGATAACTCAAATAATAAAGGGAGTACTAGATACTTTTCCTTCTGATGACACGATAATATTGCCTCTTGCTCCAGTTATATCTGTTGATGAGATAAAGACGATAGATACAAATGGGGCGGAGGCAGTTTTTCCATCTACTAAATATGAAGTAGATTTAGTAAGTATTCCAAATAGAATTAAATTAAAAAATGGTGAATCGTGGAAAGAACCATCAATCTATCGTGAAGTCAATGGCGTGGAAATTATTTTTACATGTGGTTATGGGTCTGTTGCTTCAAATGTTCCTGAGGATCTAAAATTGGCTATTAAGTTATTAGCATCTCATTTTTATGAGAATAGAGAGGCTACGGTCTTTACGGCAATTAAGAGAGTTGAGGAATTACCATTAGGGGTGCGATACTTGATTTCTCCTTATAGACTTTGGCAGAGGATTTTATGAGGGCTGGTAGGCTAAGGCATAGAGTAACATTACAAAAGTTATCATTATATCAAGATACGACTGGGGCGAAAATAAATAGATATACAAATGTTATTACAGTTTGGGCTGAAATAAATCCGTTTAAAGGCAAGGAATTTTTTGATAGCCATAAAGAGATTGGGGAGATTACGCATAAAATTATAATTCGATATTACGAGGGTATTAATAGGGATTGGAGAATTAAATTTGGGAATAGGACTTTTAATGTTCTATCTGTGATAAATACTGGTGAGAGGAATCTTTATATAGAGATTATTTGTAAAGAATTATTAAAGGGAGAAAATGCTTAAATATAGTAGAGAATTGGCAGGCCATGTAATTCAATTTAGTTTTGATGACAAAAATTTAAAGAAAAAACTTAAGATGCTATCTGAGAAGAAGTTACGTTCGGTGTTAAGAAGGTCTGTGTCTAAAGGAGCTAGCGTTATTAGAGATCAAGCTAAGGTCAATGCTAGAAAATTTACGAGATATTCAAAAGGAGATTTGGTAAAGAATATTAAAATGCTTGTCAAAACTAAAAGTTTACTTACCGCTGGACAAGTCTCTGCTGATATAGGGGCTTCGGGTAAGAGTTGGTATGGTAGATTATTAGAAACGGGGTTTGCTATTCGTAGGAAACGTCGAGGTCCAGCGGTTGCTTATGTTCCAGCAAGGCCATGGTTAAGACCTGCGTTTGATGATAAGTATAATGATGCTATTAAGATTATAAAGGGCTATTTTGAAAAATTTTTGCGTAAGGTGTATAGATGACAGTCATAATAGAGGAAGATTTATTCTCTTACTTAAAATCACAATCGGGATTAACGAATCTCGTTGGGAATCGAATATATCCACTTGTCGCTCCTGATGATGCTACTTTGCCATATGTAGTATATCAGAAGATTTCTAGTGTTGAGGGCGTATCTCATTCTGGTAATTCTCATATTGCTCATTCTAGATTCCAGTTTTTTTGTGTGGCTTCTATGTATAAAGAGGCGAAGGATATTGCAATTCAATTGAAGTTGATTTTTCACGGAAGCACAATTAGTTTAGATAATTATAAATTATATGCTGGTTATAAGGTTAATGAGTTAGATTCATATAGTGATGAGAGTGGGATATTTACTATTCTTATTGATTTTATGTTTTGGCATAAGGAGATCTAGAATGAGGTTAGGAAAATATATAAAAGATATTTGGAAAGGGTTTGATAATTATCATTGTCCATATTGTGGGTATATTACTATAAATAGGAGTAGTTTTATTATCCATTTAGATAAATGTAAAATTAAAAAGAAAAAGCCAAAAATCGTGAAGGAAGTGAAGAAAACACGCTTTGGCCAAATAATAAGGAGGATGGCAAATGGCAAGAACAACGATTAGTCCAATATCGACACCTGCTCCGTATGCTCCTTCATCGAATACGCTAACGTTTACGGCTGCAGACGATGTCAATGGAAATCAAGTGTTGTTAACAGGTAGAGAAATCATTATAGCCTATAACAGTGATTCAGTGGATCATACAATTACTGTGTCCAGTGTTGCGTGTCCTCATGATAGAACTGGAGATGCAACAAAGACAATTGCGGCTGGAGAATATGAACTATTTCAGATGTTTCCAACGCTTGGTTGGCAACAAGCTGATGGATATCTTTATTTTTCATCTGATAGTGCAACAGTGAAATTTGTTGTTATAAAAGTAAGATAAGGAGGTTATTATGGGTAGTAATGCTATAGCTGCTAAAGGTACGTTATTGAAGATCGGCGATGGTGCAGATCCTGAGGTATTTACTACGATTGCTGAAGTTATGAATATCAGTGGTCCAAGCTTGAGTATGGATGCGATTGATGTTACTAATCAGTCTTCTGTTAATGGATGGAAAGAGTCTATTGGCGGATTGCTAGATGGCGGTGAGATTACGTTTGATATAAATTATTTGCCGACTGATGCGACGCATAATGCTACGGCTGGTTTGATCAATGATATGCAAAATAGAACGTTAAGGAATTTTCAGCTTGTATTTCCTGATGCTAGTTCTACAACTTGGAGTTTTTCTGCATTGATCACAGGTTTTGAGCCTTCAGCGGATGTTAGTGATAAACTTACTGCTAGTGTGACTCTGAAAATAAGTGGTCAGCCTACTTTAGCGTAATTATTAGGCGATAGGAGGCAATATATGGTATTAAGTAAAGAGGCAATTCTTTCTGCACAGGACTTAACATATGAAGAGGTTGAAATTCCTGAATGGAAAGGTAAGGTAAGAGTTAAATCTCTTTCTGGATCGGAGAGAGATGAATATGAGTCGAGTTTGGTAGAGAATAGAGGGAAAGATGTAAAAGTAAACATGCAGAATGCCAGATCAAAGCTTGTTTGTTTATGCCTTGTTGATGAGAATAATAATAGACTTTTTTCTAATAAAGACATAGAAAGTCTTGGAGCCAAATCGGCATCTGCTCTTGATAGGATCTTTAAAGTGGCTCAACGATTATCAGGTCTTGGAGAAGATGATATAAAAGCTCTTACTGAAAATTTAGAGTAGGCCCGGAGCGGAGATTCTACTTTAGATTGGCTCTTGCTCTGGGCATGACTGTTGGCGAGTTACTTTCTCGAATTTCGTCTAAGGAATTGAGTGAATGGATGGCTTATTTTCAGCTTGAACCATTCGGAGAAGGTAGGGCAGATCTTAGGATGGGTATATTAGCAAGTTTAGTATCTAATATGTTTACAAAGAAAGGAAGTAAAAGATATACTCCTAAAGATTTTATGCCAGAGTTTGATAAGCCTAAAGTTGATTGGAGAGAAATGCTTCAAAAGGTAAAAATAATAAATGCTATGTTTAATGGCAAAGTAGGTAAATAATGGCGACTCTTGCGAATTTGATAGTAAATATAACTGGTAGAACTATTGAATTTGAAAAAAGTCTTGGTCGTGTTGAAAAAAGACTTAATTATTATGGTCGCCAATTTCAAAGATCGGGGCGTAGAATAACAACTGGATTCTCTGCGCCTCTTTTTCTTGCTGGTGTTGCTAGCGCAAAAATGGCAGTTGATTTTGAAGAATCAATGTCTAAAATTGTAGGTCTTGTTGGTATTGGATCTGATCAGGTTAATGCTTGGCAAAATGATATATTGTCTTTATCAAAAGAAGTAGGTAAAGCTCCCAAAGAGTTGGCAAAAGCAATGTTTTTTATAACATCAGCAGGCTTAAGAGGGAAAGTAGCTCTTGAGGCGTTAAAAGATACGGCCAAAGCCTCAACGGCAGGCTTGGGGGATATGACTGCTATTGCTGATGCTGTAACTTCTGCAATTAATGCTTATGGAGTTGAGACTTTAAATTCTGCTACGGCAACGGGTGTTTTAGTTGCTGCTATTCGTGAAGGCAAACTTGAATCAGAATCATTAGCTCCCGCGTTAGGTCAGATATTGCCAATTTCGTCAGAATTGGGAGTTTCATTTGGAGAGGTGGCTGGAGCCGTAGCTGCGATGTCTAGGCTTGGTTTAAATGCTTCTGAATCAGTCACGGCTTTGCGTGGTGTAATGGTGGCTTTGCTTAAGCCAGCAGAGAAGGCACAAAAAACATTAAAGGAGAGGCTTAATTTGACTTTTGCACAATTGCGGTCTATATTAAAAGAGCAAGGCCTAGTACAATTATTAATGACTTTAAAAGAGGCTTTTAAAGGGAATGAAGATGCTGTGGCTAGGGTCTTTCCTAGAGTAGAAGGCTTAGTAGGGTTATTAAATTTGATTGGGGCAAATGCTGATCAAGCTAAACAAATAATTAATTCGGTTTCTAGAGCTACTGGTGATGATTTAAATAATGCTTTTGATGTAGCTTCTAAAACCGCAAAATTTAAATTAAATGTTGCGATATCGCAGCTTAATGCTCAAATGGTGCGTTTGGGGGTAGAAGTACTTCCCATTGTTATACCTGTTGTATCTGCATTTGTTGATAAAGTAGGTGGTTTGTTTGAACGTCTTAATGCGTTAAGTCCTGCGTTTAAAAAAATTGTGGTTTATGTTGGTTTATTTGCAGTCGCTCTTGGTCCAGTGATATGGGCAATAGGAACGTTGATTACTAGCGTAGGAGCGATATTCGCATTTACGAAATCAATTTTAAATCTTGGAAGGGTAGCAGCTTTAACATTTGGTCCCATGATAGCGGCGGTAGGACTAATGGTTACTGCTATAGTTATGTGGTATACGAAATGGGAAGAGATAAAATCAGGTTTGGTTGTAATTTGGGATTTTTTGAAGGAGAAATTTATTTCTACGTGGAATAGTATGCTTAATGGATTAATTAATGCGATTAATGCCATACGATTATTACCTCAAAGAATAAAACAATTTGTGATTTCTTCTTTGCAATGGTGGAAAATTTTAGAAACGGAAAGTAAAACTTCAGTAAATAATACAGTTACTACCGTTGTTAAAAAGACGCAAACGATGGCTAAAGCGTCGAGCCAAGCTTTGTCTACCTCTTCAGCTGCTATGAGAATTGTTGCGGAGAGGTATCGTGCTGCCTCAGAAATGATTGGACAAGGAACTAATATTGTTATTGATAAAATTGATCATCTAGAGAATAGGATCAAAAGTATGAGAGAAGTGACGGCTAGTAGTATTGGTGATATAACTGCTCAATTAATGAGAAGTAAAAAATCTTTTGGTGACTGGATGAAAGACGTTATCAGATCTATTACAGCAGTTATTTTAAAAATTAAAATTTTACAAGCTGTATCTAGTGAACTTATATCTCCAATGGGTGGGGCGTTTCTAACTGGTTTTGTTGGTGGTTTATTTAGAGCCTCTGGAGGCTCAGTTGCTTCAAATCGTCCATATATTGTGGGTGAACGTGGTCCAGAATTATTCGTTCCTAGTGTATCAGGTAATATTATACCAAATTCAAAGCTTGCTGGGGTTGGTCTTGGGGGTGGAATTACGATTAATAATAGTATTAATGTTTCGGGTATGGATCTTGGAGATAAACAAGCGATTAAGAATATTATGCAGGGTTTGTCAGACCAAATTGCTCAAAAAACTGCAATAGCAATTAATTTTGCTAAAGAAACATATCGCAAAGGTAAGGATCGTAATAATGAAACGTAGTTTATTAATATATGGTGAAAATTTTGTTAATAGCCAAAATACTTATACTTTAAGTTCTGGCACGGGGGCTGAATATTTATATGATCAGAAGTATGACACTCAATATTCGTCTTCACTTTCATCGGAAGGGACTGCTGAAACGATTCAAATAGACTTTAATGATAGGTCGGGGCTTGCTGTATCTAGAACGATAGATACAATTATGTTAATGAATTGTAATTTCAAAAATTTTAAAATTGAGTATTGGGATGGTGCATCTTGGATATTAATACCTGAATCTGATTATACTGTTAAAGATAATGTACAAGCGAACTTATTAATAGAGATGTCGTCTCCAATTTCTACTATGAAAATTAAAATTACGGCAACACATACAATATCGGGTGAGAATGAAAAAAGATTGGGAGAAATTAAGGCATGTTTATTTATATTGGAGGTTAGATCTCCGTTTAATTTTATTCGTTCAGATTGGGAAAATGGTGGGAATTATAGATTATATAATGGCACGCTTATTTTATATACGAATGTGGTTAAGGTTGATGGTAGTATAAGCTTTACTTATATGTCTAAAGAAGATTATAATAAAATAATAAATAAAATCAGGAATAAGGAATGGTTAACAATAATTCCTTATTATGGTTTTATGCCTAATGGTGTGTATGAAATCAAAGCTAGTTTTCCCATATCTGGGCACAAATATGATTTTATAACGGATCGTTTAAACTTTAGTTTTGACTTTAAAGAAAGGTAATAATGCAAAACGTTTCAAATAATTTATTATCAGAGCAACTTCAGCAAGATCAGAAGTATGTTAGGCATGTTGAAGTATATAGACGATATTGGGATGGATCTGCTTATGTGTGGGATTCCAGTCCTATTATTATAGATGATTATGTAAAAGAGGTATCTACTATAAAATGGAAATTAGATACTACGCATTTTAATGAGTGGAAATCGTCTAACTTCCAGGTGATATTAAATAATCGCAGAAACTATTTTTCAGAGATAGAGCCTAATGGTTTTTGGCAGACTGGTCCAAATCAACCATATGTTCCAGATATGACTAAGATTAAAATTAAAGTGGGTCAAAAACTAGAGGATGGAACGGTAGAGGAATTATATATTATAACAGGGTTAATAAATAAGCCTCTTGCTTTTAATGAAGAAGATAATACTGTACAAATTGATTGCGTTGGTTTAGATGCATTATTATTGAAGACACCAGCAGATATTTATAGTTCTGAAATAACTGATGAGTATTGTGGCGTGTATCCCTGGGATATTGATTCGGTTCAAACTTTCCATACAAATGTTTTAGAGGTTACAAAAGTTACTTATCTTGCTGCAGGTGTAGATTTAAAAGAAGGAGTGGATTATACGGTTTCTAATTTAGGAGTAAAAGACGAAAGAGCCATAATATCTTTAAAGAATATAAAATTTAACACAGATGATAAATTTACTGCAAGGTTGAAGATAAATTATAAAATTGCTTATACTGATAAAGATCCCTCCTGGATTGTTGAACAACTTCTACTTTTGGCTGGTATTACGACATATACAATAAGTAATACTGAGTTTGACATCGCCTATTCAATATATAAGAATCAAATGAAAACATATTATTTAAAGGACGCTACTAATAAAAATAATATTGATATATACGGTGATAGAATTAAAATCGGGTTGAATCTATTTGATGATTTTGCTGATGGAGATATTACAAATAATCCTACCTGGACGGCAGATGATGCTAGCTCTCTTAAAGGATATGGTGTAGATGTTGTTGATCGGATTTTACGGCTTAGAAAAGTTCAGAATGTTAAAGCAGATAACACGATAGTAGTTGGTACATGGGAATTTAGAGGTAATACTATAAATTGTCGTAGTTATTTTTATTTTATAAGTTTATATGGATATGGTACTACTTCTGATAATGGTTATCATGTTGAGATATCAATTACAGATAATACTATACGATTATTTAAAGATGATGGCGGTACTGGTGCGCTTTTAGGGTCAAGCTCTATAGACATATCAGAAGATGAATGGTATGTTGTTAGAATTACAAGAGATACATCTGGCAATTTTAATGTTTATCTTAATGGTGATTTAAAAATATCAGTAACTGATACATCTTATGATACTAGTAACTATGTGTTATTCAAGTTAGGTGCTGTTGATTCTAATAATTTATATGAATTTAAAATTGATTATATATTTATAGATTCTAATATTTATGCTCCTGGTAATTATACTTCTTCGGCATCTTATGAAAGTACTGTTCTGGATGGTGGTGCTGGTTTGCAATCTTGGGATACTATTGCTTTTAATTTGCTTGGTGATTCTTCTGCATCATATAAAATAGAAACTTATACTTCGGGGACTTCGGATTTTTCTTCAGATAATGATCCAAATGGTTGGGTTGAAGTAACGTATGGAGCTCCAAGTACGATAAATTCGGCTGCTAAACGTTATTTGAAGTATAAAGTTACTTTAACTTCTTCAGGGTCTGATACACGTATATTGGAAAATATACAAATTTATTATTCTACAAAATCTACAACTTTGCCAATTGTAAATTTAACGAATGAAACAGTTTTATCGGCTATACGAGCTATTGCTGGCATGGTTTCGTATGAAATAGGTTTTGATGTCGATGATAGTTATTTTTATAGGAAAAGATCTACTGCGGGAGATCCTATTATAGATATTGATGCTAGAACAAATTTAGAAAAAGAGATAGAATACAATACTGGTACTGATAGAGTTTATAATAAGATTCGTGTTAATTATGGTATCTATAAGGAGGAAGTTGATAGCAATACGGAAGGAGAGGCATCTCCCACGTCAATTGATAAATATGGTGAGAGAGTATATACAGTTTCTGGTGTTTCTTTCCTAAATAATGACGCTGCCAATTTCTCATTGGCAATCGCAAAATCTCTTTATAATTATACTTCATCTCCTAAAAAAAGAGCTAAAGTTAGAATAAAAATGTTAATGCAGTTACAATTAGGAGATAAAGTAAAATATCTTCGTGAGCATAAATTCGGTCGATGGTTATGGGGAGATACAGATAGAACATATGGTAATGAAACTGATATGGACTTTGTATATTATACCAATCCTGATACTAATGGCTGGAATATCGTAATGCGAGTCGAGGGTATAGAGTTTAATACTGAAAGTGCGAGAATGATTTTAGATTTAACGGAGGCATAATGGGACTGCCTTATACAATTGCGGATGGACAATTTCCAAGTGGCGATAGGTTGCATGCCAATTTTGCATATTTAGCGGCTGGTAAAGGTGTTAAAGTAGGTACATTATCAGAGATAAAAGGCGTGGCTACGGGTACAGATGTTTTCCTTGCTTGGGCTACTGATATTAAAACTCTATACTTTTATACGGGAGACCCTACTATTGGGGATCAAGGTTTAATAGTAGTGGCTGGTACGGGTGGAGGTACTTCTGATTCTATAATGACGGAGGACATAGGTTGATATGAGAAAAATATTGTTAATGATTGTTTTATTCTTAATCGCATCTTCTCTTTTTGCCTCAGGGAGTGATTATTATGGTATTGTAATTTCTACAACATATGGACAAGCAAGACAACGAATTGCAGGTAGAATAGAAGTTTTGGAAAGTACTTATACAAAAACGAATCCAGCGATAATTTTGCATGGACCAAATCGAAGATTAACTGTTCGGGACAATGTAAATGTTACGACGATGACAGCATTAGGATTTTTTGGTGAAGGCTCGGGATTATTTAATATTAGTTCGGTTGCCGTTAATTCAATTTGGGCTGGTGCTATTCAAGCCAATTCTATAAATTCTTCTAAAATTCAAGATGGGAGTATTGCAGCAATTGATTTGGCTGATGATTATGTAGATGTAACTGGTGATACTATGACTGGAGATCTTTTTATCTCTAATAGTTTGATAAAACTTTCTACAAATTATGCAAATAGAAATATTCAAATCAATCCGTCTGTACCAAGTATCACATTTGAGAATGATTCTTGGACAAGTAACTTTACTAAAATTTATGCTGTAGGTGGATTAGAAAATCGAATTGATTTTCAAATTGGTTCTTTTACAAATCTTTTACTTTCTGAATATAATGACGGTCAAGTAATAGTTTATTCAAATGGAAGTCTCCCACCAAGTCGAGGTGAAAAATTATTTGTTGAAGGTGGAATCTATGCTGGTTCGTCAATTACAGCAAATGCTGGTTTTTACGGTGATGGGTCTAATTTAACGGGAATCGGGACGGACGAGGCGGCTGACTATAATTGGACAGGAGTTCATACTTTCCAAAGTTCCATTACAATAAAGAATACTTTAGATGTTAAGGATGATGATATAATTTTATCGTCTTCCACATATTCAGGTGGTATAATATTTCCAGACGGCACAAAGCAGATAAGTGCCGCCGCAGGTCTTGGCGGTTTTGGCACTACTGGCAAGATTGCTAAATTTACTTCCGCCAATGCCGTCGGTGATAGCATAATGACAGAAAGCGGAAGCAACATAAATGTGGCAGGGGGGGCAACATTTTCTGGTTCAGTAACTTTTGATGATGAAACTCAATTTAATGATAAAATATATTATAATTCTCAAGAAGCAATAATGCCTATTCTAATATCTTCTGGAGTATCTTTGGGAACACCGACGACTTTTAATATAAACTTCACTACTGGTGTTTATACTTTAACCTACAAATTAAAATGGAACACTGGAAGTGGGAATTTGCAAATAAGATTCAATGGAGATACAGGAAATAATTATACTTGGGTTGGTTGGAGCGTAGATACAAATGGGGGTAATGGGGTTTATTGTGGAACTACCAATGGTATAATTCTTGATAATAATGTCGCAAAAGTTGACACAAATGGTTGGATTCATGGGGAAACAAAAATATATATTTATAACGACGGAAGTGGTCAGGTTTCAGTTACAAGTCATTTAGTTAAATGGGATACAAATGGAAGAATACAAAATAATGTTTCATCTGGGAGATGGGTAGGAGGCAACTTCCCGACAAGTGTTACCATTTGTGCCGAGACGGGTGGATTTAATGGTATAATTATTCTGAAGAAGGATTGGTAATATGAATAAAAAAATAATTACAGTTTTAAGTTCTATTGTCTTGGCGTATATTTTAATCGCTCCATTCTTCTTTTGGGATTTAGTGAAGGCAGTTTGGTTAGACCTTTGTATTTTGGTTTTGCTATACAATGATTAACTTAATGGGACGG